CATAAATTTATGACTCCCGCCGAAGACCACGTTAAGCGCTTCACTTACTATATCTTCTATCCTTACCTTTACCTGTTGTCTGGCGTAGTCGCTGGTCTTCTGTAAAAGAATTTGTACCAGTCCGAACACGCCTAACTGTTCTTCTGCTTCCGTCTTTACCTTTACCGCTGCTTCTCTCTGCTTTTCCAGTAGTTCGCGTTTCGCCATCTGTTTATTAACCTTGTCCCTGGCGGTACGAAGATCAGCAGCTATACGGTTAATCTGCAAGGTGTTTAAACCTTTCGCAGTACCATAGCTTACCGGCTCTGGACGGATAAAAAAATCCATAAGTCCCATAAGCTACCCCCTAAACTTCCGGTATGTTACTTTCCACATTCTTAAGGTTTTCTTCTACGGATTCCGACAAGCGGGTAATTTCTGCTTCGATTGTATCCGGGGTAACGCCTAACTGCTTCATTTCTTCTACAACCTTATCACACTGTTCCTGTGCGGCTTCCAGCTGTGTTTCCGCCTTTGTCTTTGCATTTTTAGCAGCTTCCAGTCTTTCTTTTGCTTTCTCAATACGTTCTTTAATATCCATTACTTCGTACCTTCCTTTCCGTTTTTACTCTGATACATAAGTACCACTTTGCTACCGGCGTCCACTTTAAGGGTAAAAGTCTGATATACCGGTACAGCTCCTTTGATCGGTGCGTTTTCATTCAGTATCACAACTTCGCTATTGTCTGGTGCGTCATAAAGTAGCGATCTTAAGTCTTTTGCTGTCATTTTGTATTACCTTCCTTTCTGGTTATCATAAGTGCCGCCTTTTTGCTGTCTTTCAACATGACCGCGGCTATTTCCACTTCTTCGTCTAAGGCGAACCCTACAGCTTCTCTAAAATCCCCCGGAAGCTGTAAGCGTCCTTTTCCGTCAAGTTTACGGGATACCTTAAACAAACCGCCTTCATATAAACTCATTAGACTGTACCCCACTTTCCGTATTTCGTAAGGTAGCCGTCTGGTCCCAGGTTACGGAAGTCCGTAGCGCGTTCGTTCGCTACGCCGACGTCCTTATAAACACCCAGGTTATGGGCTTTTCCTTTGTAGAAACACCGGACTTCGTAACGCTGTTTATCCTTCCGGTAGTGGACACCCTTAACCATGTCGGCGTATTCTGGACCGGTAGGCTCTACCGGTACGTAGCTTTCACCGATCGGAAGGTTAATAAGGTTATCTCTGGTAAGGTTCAAGCTGTTACCGTCCTTAAAGATTGTGTTCTGTCCGCGTTCCGGCTTCGATATAACCCTATGTAAAAGTGGCTGCTTCTGTTCAAAGCCCGG